CTGCTGCTCGTGGTCAATCTGTTAACTGTCTCGTTATTGATGAGATGGCCTTTATTGAGCCCCATTTAGTAGAAGAGTTCTGGAAATCGGTTTTCCCTATTATTACTTCTTCTAAAAAATCTAAAGTATTTGTATGCTCAACTGCCAATGGTACTGATAATCTATTTTATAAATTATATATAGGAGCTATCGAAAAGACAAATAGCTGGGCTCATGATAAGATTAAGTGGGATGAAATACCAGGTAGAGATAAAGAATGGGCTCAAGCTACCAAAACAGCTCTAGGATCTTCCGAGGCGTGGTTGCAGGAATTTGAATGCGAGTTTATTCATTCAGGTGAATCAACGCTAGATGATGAGCTTTTCGAAGAAATGATGGGTAAGGTGTCTAAGCCTAAAATTTCACTAGATGAAGGCCATTATAAAATTTGGGAAGAACCTGATGATACTAAACTATATGCCGCCGGGGTCGACATATCTGAAGGAGTTGGTATTGACGCTTCTGTTATTCAAATTTTAGATATTACAGACATTAGAGACATTAAGCAAGTAGCAGTTTATAGGAACAATACTATTCCACCTTTAGAATTTACTAATAGGCTATATAAGATTCTACGTAACTGGGGGTCGCCCCTTGCTTTAATAGAGCGAAACAACTGCGGTGCTCAAGTTGTAGATAGATTGGGGACTGATTTAGGGTATGAAAAGATAGTTTCTTACGGAAACGCCAATGCCCATAGACGTAATGTAATGAGAGGTATGATAGCTCACACTAATACAAAATATAAAGGCGTGTTAAACATGCGCTATTTTATGAATGAGATACGCACTGTTCATATAAATGAAGAAGAAACGGTAATGGAGCTAAGAAACTTTGTTAGATATCCAAATGGGACGTGGAAGGCTAGACCCGGTTTTCATGATGATCGTGTGATGGCTATATTATATAGCCTCTTTATATTAGAAAAAGAAATTACAGAACGTTTCTTTGAAATAGTAGAGTTAGATGATATGGGTAAGCCTTTAGTGATAGAGCCAATGGATTTCGGGGTTCAATATTTTGAAGACCCAACATCGATTTACCTCGATGAAGAAATTGTAGGTTCAAATACCCATGCGCTCCCAGCTATAGTGTGGGGTATGGGAGAGGAGCAAAATCCTGATATGGATGAACTAGAAGCTTTTGGATTTCAGCTAATTGGCGAAAAGCCGCCAGAAAATTGGACAGGTGAACCAGCAGATTATAAGCGTGACTAATTAAATATATTATATGGCATATAACACCATGCAGCAGTCGATGCTTAACAAGTCAAGGGCTGATAAGTTTTTACTTGTTTTTGACATACCGCCTATATTAAGAGAGTTCAATAAAAAGTTTAATCAGGATAATCTTTCTATTATCAGTGATTCAGTTCAATTTTCTATATACGGGACAGCAGTACCTGAAATTACTGTACCAGCAACTGAGACTAGGTATTCAGGAAGTACGCTCTATGTAACTTCACATAGTAAGAATCCATACCCACCGGTGAGTGTTAAGTTTAATGTCGATAACGAATATAAAAATTACTGGGTAATGTATCAGTGGCTTAATTTACTTCATGATCAATACGAGGGAAGATATAACGCACGTGAAATAAACTCTAACAACCCAGAGGAAACTTTTAAAGACTACCAAACAAATTTAACTATTTATGGAAAAGACGAATTCAATAATAGTAGAATAAAGTTTACCTATACAAAGGCGTTTCCCACTACTATCGACACTATAGATTACAATTATCAAACAGCAGATGAGATTTCTTCTGGGTTTACCTTTGTTTATTCACAATTACATACTGAAGTTATGGATTTTTGAATATATTTGTCTGAAAATAGATAAATAATTTTATGGCACAGCGTACGATTAACTCTCCCGGAGTAGAAATTAGAGAATCTGATCTTTCACTCACAGCCCCCGCAAACATAGGAACAAACGTCTATGTTACTGGATTTGCACAACAGGGGCCACTTGATGAAGTTCTTAAGATCACAACTAAACAAGAGCTAAACCAAATATTTGGGCCTCCCACCAACTCGTCAGAGCGATATTTCTACTATACTATAAATGAACTATTAAATTCACCAGCAAATGTATACGCAAGTAGATTGCCGTATGGTGCAGGTACCGGCGACGGGTTTGGATCTAAATACTCAGCATTAGTTTACCCAGCACTAGCTTTATCCGGTGCGTCGCAGTTTGGTGGGGGTGTTTTATCTGCCGGTACTTGGCGCTACGGGCCTGCGCCCGCTGGCTCAGATTTTGATGTAGTGTCAGCAACATATGTGATAGGTGCACCTACTCACTTAGAACTTACTGAAGCGCAGTATCTTAGCGCTTTAGAAGATACAGCGTTTACATGGTCTACGAGTGCGCAAGTGGGGCATTCCTTTACATCTATTGCAGACTGCGGAGGTGCTGCAGCGGTAATATTAAACAAGTCGACGTCGACTATTAATAATCAATTTGAAGGTTATTACATCGGTCTTGCTGATAATACAAACACCGACCCTGGTAGTAACTTTAATAATATTTTAACAACAAAGACGCTTACACAATCTGGATTGTCGGCAGTGAATGGCACGCGTACCACCGCGACAAATACCGGGTATACAGTAATTCCAGATGGTGTACAGGTATTCGCATTATCGGCTAACTACCTCACTGGTACTACTAATTCAGTATCTGAGGTTATAGAAAATCTCACAGACTTTGAGATTGACGGTAGAGATGATGATGATATCTTAAGCTTAGGTGTATTTAAATTGCGTAAGTCGATTTATGCTAACGAAGCATTTAAACTGGATTACGTCTTAGAAGACGGAATTGCAGGATCAATAAACTCCTTAAGAACAAAACTTAATCCTGCTGGTGGGTTAGATATTCCATTCTCTATAGCAACTCGAGATAACACGTCACGTAATGTTGCTATAAAAGTTAACGATTATATTTCAAATAGACTTAGAGGTACAGACGCTTTAGATTCTAACGGTGATGTTCTTAAGAGAGTCAGAGTATTAACTACCCAATTATCAGCTGGTCAAACTGCTGCAAATGCCACAGCAGCCGCGGGTAAGGAATACATGTCAAAGACAGGTATTCTATCATCCGAACTAGGTGACCTTGTTGATGTGTTAGGTTTCGCAGATAGTCTTTTCCCTCTTGGAGCTTTTACTGACGGCACTATCGTAGGCAAGGCGTTAGGAAATATACCTGATAAGCTTGAAAGAGCGCTTGACGGTGTTAAGAATGACGACATCTATGACATTGACGTTGTTTGCGAAGCCGGCTTAGGAACAATCCATGCCATGTCTGAGGCAGACGGTACAATATACTACGATGAGTATTCCTCAACATCTGCTGCAGCTGTTAATGGGTTAAGAACCTCTAGTACACCGACCGGTGATTCTTTAGATCTTAGAAATAATTACTCAACTATCTTTAATAAGTTTGAGCAGTTTGTCTCACCTCCATACTTAGGAGGCGGAAGAGGAGATTGCATATTTATTGCTGACCCATTACGTCAGATCTTCATCCAAGGTGGTGGTGAAGTAAGGGTTCTTGATGATAAGAATAAGAATTTCCAAACTGATATTTACTGGCCAATAAGACATCAATTCGCAAATGAGAATACATCTTATGCTGCAACTTATGGTAACTGGGCATTAATTTATGATAGCTACTCAGGACGTCAAGTCTGGGCTCCATTCTCTGGCTTCGCTGGAGCATTAATGGCAAGAACTGATGCAGCAACCTTCCCATGGTTTGCACCAGCTGGGTTTACTAGAGGGCTTGTAACATTTGCAAATGATATTGCGGTTAATCCGAATCAAAAGCAAAGAGATGAGCTCTACAAGGCTAACATTAACCCAGTTGCGCAATTCCCATCACAGGGATTAGTGGTATTCGGTCAGAAGACACTTTCTAAGAAATCGAGCGCATTCGACAGAATTAATGTTAGAAGGCTGTTCTTAAGCTTAGAAAGACCGACTAAGAAAGTTTCTAGATTCTTCGTATTTGAACAGAATACAGAGTTTACTAGAACCAGAATTGTTAACACACTTACCCCAATCTTTGAGAGGGCTAAGAACAATGAAGGATTATACGATTACCTGATTGTGTGTGATGAAAGAAACAATACACCAGCAGTTATCGATGCTAATGAGCTGGTGGTTGACATTTACATCAAACCGACAAGAACGGCAGAGTTTATCTTAGTTAACTTCTACGCAACAAGAACAGATGCTAATTTTGAAGAATTAATCGGCGGTTAATAGAACAATCTAATAAATAATATTATGGCAACAACTATTCAGAACTTCTTTACCAGAGCTGCAGACAAGCAATTTTCCCGAGACTTTCTATTTCGAGTCAGGCAAGTAGACTTAATAGGTGGAATTAGTTTTAACGGGGAAAATGACTTAGTTTATGCTAGGACGGCAAGCTTACCAGGTAGAAACATAACTAACCATAATGTTAACTATTTTGGTCAACAGTTTCAAGTACCAGGTAGATCAACATATGCTAATGCTGAAAGTTATTCAATTGAGTTCTACCATGATGAAAATTGTGAGCTTCGAACAAAAATGGAAGCTGCTTCTAGGGCGGTGTTTAATAATGAAACATCTACCGGTGCTTATGGTATGCCTGGTGAAGAATCAGTAATTAACTTAGTTCAAATTGACAAGCAATTAAACGATGTTAGAAACATTGAGCTTGTTGGAGCATCAATTAGAGAGATTGGAGACATTGAATACTCTATTGCTGAAGGTGAAGGCGCTGTGCTAAACTTCTCCACTACGTTCGCGTATCACTTCTATAGAGATTTTAGTTAGAAGTATATGTTTAATCAGATTTACTGATTAAATATTATTAATGGCACGTGAAGTATATGACTTTCTTAGCAACTACGGCGTAGGTGGACCTTCGAAGTTTTATCTCTCTCTCCCATCTCTCTGGAAGATAGAATTCTCAAACGCCGGTGCGGTAAAAGGTCAAGTCGACCAAGCGTTAGAAAAAGCTGGTGAAAAGTGGCGGGTAAAAAACACACCAGAAGACTTCGTTAAAAATGGTAATACCTTAGTAGCACGTGAAGTTACTGTACCAGGCGAAACTACAGAGTTTCTCCAAGCCGGGGCTGATATAAACAAGGGTGGATTTTTACCCGGATATGCGGTTGAGAAAAGACAGGGCTTCTTAACCAGGACACTAGGTGTAAATATTTTTGATACTAATGATGATTTAGAGCATACTTTCTTTAGACCGTGGATGATAGCAATAGGAATAGATGGGCTACTTAATAGAGGGTTGTTATGTCCAAATGTAATCTTAAGGCAATATAATAATAAAGGCGAAATCCGTAAAGGATATAACTTTATAGATGTTTTTCCTACTAATGTTGAAGGCTATACTATAGACTATGATAATGAACAATTTATGGAAAAAAGTGTAACTTTTGCATTCAAAAACTATGCACCTATAGAAACAAGGAGATCGGAATCAGAAATGAGTAATCCTATTGGTGACTTTGGTGTGCCGTTTGATCAGATGATAGCCAATAGTGACATACCGGGGATGGCCTAATACAAGCGCTTGACAATCTATTTTGCGCTATAATTAATAACATGGATCTCTCCTTTACCCTTCCAAATAAAAAGGAAGTTGTAGTAAATGAAATTTTATACAAGGATCTAAGAAAAATGGCCCTGTATAACGATTCTTCTACGTCTAACACAATAAATTTTTTAGAATCGTTTATTATAACTAAAGGTCTAACTGTAGTAGAGAAGCTGTTTGCTTTCTTTATATTAAGGGAGAAGTGTATAGGAGATCAAGTTGCTGTTGGATCTAAGAAAGGTAATGTTAATATAGACCTACGTCTCTTTAGAGATAACATAGGTACATTTGACGATATAAGCGAGGAAGTAGATGTTGAAGGGATTAAATGCGTTTTGAATTACCCTTCTAAGTTTTACGTTGGTAATACTGATTTTATATTTTCTCTCATAGAAAGCTTAGAAATTGACGGGGAAAAAATAATAGTACCATCTCTATCTAAACAAGAGTATAATAAAATTTTTAGTCGACTACCTGATTCTATTTTTAGTCATCTTGAAGCATTTGTACAGAAGAATAAACCCCACTTCAACATGGTAGTCTTTGAAGGTAAAGAGAACATGGATATAAAGGAAATTAAACTTAGCATGTTAGATGGTTCTCTCCCAGCATTTATTGTCAAGCTATTTGATTGTATACAAGATACCGACTATAGAGAAATGCTATTTGTTTTAAGTAAACGAATACCTGATGTGTCGTTTTTAATAAACAGTACATATTTAGAACTTGATGATTATTATAAACTGTATGCAGATGAAATCGAGAAACAGAACGAGGACTTGCAAAAACAGAATGCTAGCTAAATATCAATATGAGTAAAAATGTTTCTTCCTTTTTAAACAAGTTAGATAAGCTTCATGACGAAACTATTGAAGTTTTTATACCATCTTTAAAAAAGAAAGTACCCACCAAGCCCCTAAACTTAAAACAACAAAAAGATCTGATTTCTTCTGCTTTGGATGGCTTAAGAGGTACGTTAGATTTTAATAGAACGCTCAATAACATTATCACTCAAAACTCGGGGTTAAATGATTTAAAGATATATGATAAGTTACCTTTTATTGTTGCACTAAGAAAAAATGCCCTAGGTGATAAAGCTGGTAAGATTGAATTACAGAGCATTCTTAATAACATTAAGAATATTCCTCTAGATGTTAAGGATCAAACTACTATTAAAAAGGGTACCCTAAAGCTTACTCTAAAAATACCTACTCTAAGAGAAGAAAATATGTTGCTTAATAAATGTGAACAAGAGATCGATACTGAGCAAGAGTTACTTAAAGAAGGTATTGGAAAGTTGTATATTTATGAGATACTTAAACACATTGATATTATACAGGTCGATGACGATGTAATCAATTTGGATGATATTCGAATTCATGAGCGTGTAAAGCTTGTTGAAAAGCTTCCTTTGAGCGTGTATTCAAAAATTTCAGACTACATTGAAACAGTTAATAAGTACAACACCGACATTCTCACAGTTGATGAAACTGAACTCGCGATCGATGCAGAATTTTTCGATACTTCAGCGAGCGATTAAATATTTAGGTGGCAGGACCTGACGATATAATTGGCCTTACTGATGTTGTGGAGAAAATAGGCTCCATGCAAGAGTCAGAAGCTAAAGCTGCATCAGATTATGATGCTGTTGATAACATTGGTAAAAATGTTACCAATTCTTCTTTATATGGTGTTGATAAGAAGAATAAGAAGGAAAAGTTAAAGCCTAATTTAGATGGCACTGAAAAAACTCGTCTTAGGAATAAGATGAGTGTCGTTATTAAGGAATGGTTCACGCAAAAAAGTAAGTATGACAAAGATACAAAGCCAGAAACTGTTGTAGCAAAAACAAAAGACAAGGCAAAAAAGAGTGGAGATTCGTTATTGAGTAAAGAGGAGGGTGAAAAAGAGGGTGGTGGTATTTTAGATTGGATAACCGGTCTTATGGGTGTGTTAGGCCTTGGCGGTATGGCAGGCAAGGGAGGTTTAATGAAGATGCTCCGTGGATGGATATGGAAGGGTATTAAATGGGCTGGTGGCAAGATCTGGGGCGGTCTTAAAGGTGTCGCTCAAGCTGGATGGAATGCTGTTAAATCCGGATTTCAAGGTGTTGGTAGATTTTTTAGTGGGCTGTGGCAAGGGTTTAAAGGATCCGGATTTTGGAAAGGTTTTACTGGCGCTATTAGTAATGGTGTATCAGCAGCTGGAAATATGTTATCTTCAGCAAAAAATGCACTTCAAAGTGCTTTAAGTACTGTAGGCAATACTGCTCGGAGCGCCTTATCAACTGTCACAGGCGGTAAAATTCCAAAGCCGGGTGGTGGGGGTGGTGGAGGTAAACCGCCTAAACCGCCTAAACCAAGGAAATGGTATCAGAAATTAGGTGATACGGTATCGAAAGGGTGGGATAAAGTGAAGACCGGAGCGTCGGCAGTTAAAGATTTTGGTGCTAAAAAATTAGCACAAGCCGGGCAAGGAATTGGAATGGTAAAGGATGCCGTAGTAAAGAAAGCTGTACAAGCTAAAGACACTGTTGTACGTGGTGCTCAGTTTGTAGGTGAAAAAGCTAAAGCTGGTAAAGACTGGCTTATAAAAAAGGTAATTGAACCAGCGAAGGCATTAATACGAGCTGGTTTCGCAAAAGTTGTAGGTAAAGGAGGAGCAAATATATCAAAATTTTTATCTACTACAGCGAAAAGGATTCCAATTATTGGACCAGCTATTGAAGCGTTATTTACCGGTCTTGCGATCCGGAAACTGAAAAAAAGACACGAAGAAGACCCCGAAGGGTATGATGCTAAGCAGCTAAATGCCGATGCAGGAACAGAGGTAATCAAAGGTATTGCAGGTGCAGTTGGATCTGCAGGTGGAGCTTTTTTAGGTGGTTTAGCAGGAGCTGTTTCAGGCCCCCTTGCTTTCTTAGGTGTACCTATTGCTTCATTTGTAGGCGCTGTAGCTGGTAATTTGGTAGCTAAGTTAGGTGCTAGTCTAGTTAGTAAATATATTATACCTGATAACGCAAAAATGTTTATTGGTAAAACATTTACTCGTGTTGATCATGAAAAATCGCCGGAGAAGCAGGCCATGGGGGATATCGACATGAGCTACGACCCAGTGGATGACTTTATTTGGAGACCTGGATATAAGCCGCAACCATTTAACCGAAATGATATTGTAATGGGGATGAAACGTGGCGGGCCTATAGGTGAAAT